GAAGCCATCATGAGTACTTTTTGTTCTTTGACCAAGAAAGGTCTATATTTAATCGTTTCGCCAGTTGATGGTTGTTCAAGCTCATAAACTGGCGTTTCAAGTTTAGGTAACGCCATAAAATTTCATCCTTTATTATAATCTATTCAGTATTCTAGGAATGTTCCTAGTTATATTTCTTTCTGCTGTATTTACCGCAGTTTCAAGAACTCTATCAAAAATATTAGTGCCTGGGTTTTGATTTTGATCCAAACTAGTCCAATATCTAAAACTAAAACTTACAGGTGTTAGCATCAATGTATCGTTGGCATCATATGCTAACGAATTTGGGCCTATAGTCTTTGGAAAAACGTCATGCAGTTTAATACCATACCTTTTTTTATTTTGTTTATCTAAAATATATATTTCCATGCTACCAACATAATCATTATAATATCCAATATTCCAAGTTGTTTCGTTGAACGCTTGCCTTTGCCAATTCTCAAAAAATACTCTCTCTGTTAACTCTGAACTAGCTTGAAAGTCTATAGATACTTCCTCTGCATAGGTAACACCCTCAACAATTTCTCTCTGAGGGCCGTATATGTTTGTATCGTTAGATGTTGATAAGTTTCGGCCAGGTAGATTAACACTTTGAGCTCGTAGAGAAAGTTTTCTAAGATCAGTTTGTCTTTCCATACCAGAAAACATATTAGTATTATTACCACCACCACGTTTTGCTGGTGGGAAAATCATAACTTCATATTTATTTGGTTGTGCATATCCATTGTCATCACGATATCCGGCAAGAATATCATTTAAAATACCAAAAGCAGCACCTTCTAAAAATTTAGGAATTCCAGCCATTATATCATACTCCTAGAATCTGACCATACTTCTTTTGAAGTTGCCTTCTTGAATCTTTGTACAGGCAATAATGTCGCTACTGTAAATTCATCTGCATCTATCCTACGAAATTGTGACTTTATATGACTAGCCAAATATTTGTGTATGGTTGGTTTTAATAATTTTATTTTTTTTAATTTACTATAATTTACTATTAATTTTGTGCTCTCATCAAATCGTGTGTTGTTAGAATAATCTACCAATCTATCAAGCAATTTTATTCGTAATGGAATTGGAAGGTAGTGTAAATTTATACCTAAAAATCCATCACCATATCTTTCTAATGGCAACACTAAAGGAAAAGTATCATAGTAAGGTAGCTTTTTCTTGAACTTTGGATTATAGAAAAACATATTTAATTTACCAATAAATGGTTTGTTATTCCTTTTTCCATCACGAATTAAGTCTAAAGCTCCAGGCTTACCAAACTCTTTGATCTTATCTTTATACCATTGAGTAGATTTGGGCCTACCTTTAGCATCATCTAAAACGCTTTGAATAAATTTACTTTGTGCCATATTATTATTTATACTTAATGTTAAGATGATCCTCTGTTAATATCTTAAACTCCATATCATTACTTCCACACCACTTTGTTGCAGATTTCCATTTTGCTTCATTTATACCCCAAGTCTTAACTTCACTAAACCATTTTCTTGTTTTTCTTTTAGGAGAAGAATCAGGTGGTTTACATTGTTTTTTAGGTTTAACTTCTATAATAAACTTTTTTAGGGCTCCATTTGATTGTTTGACTTTGATATAGAAGTCTGGAAAATATCGGTGTACTCTACCATCCCAAGGGGATAAATATGGTATAATGATTTCTTCAGAGCCCCATTCTATAATTTTATCATTGGTATCACAATACACCATAAACTTACGCTCCCATAGAGAACGGTAAATTATGTTAGATGGATTTCCCTTATATTTTCGGGGATTAGTTGGAGTATATTTACCTTTGTACGACATAATGTATAAATACTTATAACAGTTTATAGGGATAATTAGAATGCCAGGATTAACAGCAGTTACAGGTGCAGTAAGAGCAGCAATTGGTGGATATGCTAATCAAGCAGTTAGAGCTAGTACTGAGGGAATTAAAAATATTAGTGGTTTACCTACAGAGGGTAATAATGCTAATGTTGATGACTTTGCAGAACTTAACAAGAAAAAATCCACTACCATATTAACCTATCCTATAGATGTTGCTACTGATGCACAGCAAGGTCATTATATACTTTTTATGATTAATGAAAGAATTCCAGGCAAGATTGCAAAGAATAAAAATACTAAAGGTATAGCAGAAGCTAAGAAAAAGGTGTTAGGAGATTATAATCCAAACACTGGCCAATCAACAACTAATGAGGTTATAGTAGATCAAAGCAAAATTTCCTCTGTGTCTTCTGTTGGTGGTAAAGTGAATAAATCACTTGTGATGGAAAAACTTCCTACTCAAAGACTTTCAACAACTATTGCATTGTATATGCCTCCTTCTATATCAGTAACCTATAATGTAAAATATGCTGATGAAAAGATTGGTGCTCTTGCAATGGCTGGTTCTGATGCGATAGAAGCATTTAAAGGTAAGGGCGATACTACAACTAAATTAAAAGCAGCTCTTCAGGCTGCAACTGGTAGTGCTGCAAAAGAGGGTTTACAGAATATGTTAAACTCAACCATAGACTCTATTGCCCCTGGCGCAAAAGCTCTATCACAACTTGCAAGTGGAACTGTTGTTACTCCAAGAATGGAGATGATGTTTGAGGGCGTCGGCCGAAGAAATTTTCAGTACTCATTTTCATTTTTACCTAAAAGTGCTCAAGAAGCACGATTAGTAGAAAACATAATATACCACTTTAAATTCTATATGATGCCAGAATATGCTAACAAATCAACAAGAAGAGAAATGAAAATTCCTGGCACATTTGATATACAATATATGTATAAAGGTTCAGAAAATAGTTTTCTTAATAAAGTATCAACGTGTTTTTTGACAAATGTTTCGGTAGAATATGGTGCAGACCGTTTTACCGCATACGAACCAACAAGGAGTGATCTTAGGCCAGGAATGTCGCCCCCTCCACAGAAAAGTAAAATTACATTAGATTTCACTGAATTAGAAGTGTTAAGTCAAGACCACATTAAACTAGGATATTAATAATGTATTTTGCAAATTTTCCTCTTATACCATACGATTCTGTAGGTAATGGTGAATTTAAACTTGTCACCAATCTATTAAAACGTGTTGCTGTTAGAACAAAAGTAAGAACAAATATATTATTATTTGATACATATGATGTTAAAGAGGGCGAAACGCCTGAGATGTTAGCAGATAAACTTTATGGTGATTCTAATCTACACTGGATAATTATGTATGTAAATGGTATTACAGATAGGTATCATCAATGGCCATTATCCACACCACAGTTTTTAACTTTTCTTAATGATAAGTACAGTGATCCTGATGGTACACACCACTATGAAATAACACAAACCTCTGGTGATACTACAGTTGCTATTGATATTGGATCAGATAACACAAGTCATGCTAGTGCTACATTGATAACAAATCGTGAATACGAGGAAAATAGGCAAGATACAGTACGTAAAATACGTTTATTAGACTCAGCATACGTTGATCAATTTGTAGAAGAATTTGAAAGTCTCATGGGTGAAAGCGTACTATAATGGCTGATGAAATTAGGGCTGTAGGTGACTTTAGTTTAGCAGAAGCAAGAATTATAACATCCTCTGGAACAGAAATAAATGTAAAACAGAATATAGTAGGATTAAATCTCTTTGAAGATTGTCAACGAAATGCTATATCTGGAGAGGTACTAATACAAGATTCTGGCGATTTTGTTGGCCTGGGCCCAATTATTGGCCAAGAATATTTTCTATTAAAAATTCAAACTCCTTCCTTAAAATCAGAAGGAGATATTATTGATTACACTAAAAATGTTTTTATTATAAATTCTATACAAAATAGAACTGAAGCCGGTAATAATGTATCAGTTTATCTGTTAACTTTTACAACTTCAGAACTGGTAAAAAATCAAAGAACCAGAGTTAATGAATCTTTAAACGGAACATATTCTGATATTGTTGAGGATATGTTAAAAAGAGTTAATTGTCAGAAACAAATTTTTGTAGAGCCAACGAATGGTGTTAAGAGAATTGTGGCTCCTAATATATCTCCATTTAAAGTGATATCAATGGCATTAAAACAATCAACATCAAGTTTAACTGACAATGCATCTCCTAGTTATATGTTCTATGAAACATTCAAGGGATATCATTTCAGAACTTTAGCAAGTATGTATGCTCAACCTATTTCTCAAACATATACATCCTATGTTCCTGGCAGTCAGGTGAATAAAGGGATTGTTAACATTGAGACACAACTGGGCAACATCATTGATTATGAAATTGTAGATAACAGTAATAGTTTATTTAATTTTACTACAGGAGTTTATGGTTCAAAACTTATTGTTCATAATATCTATAGTAAATCGTTTACTGAATATAATTATAACTATTTTGATAATTTTTCTAAAGAAAGACATATTACAAATTATCATGGTAAAAAACAATTTCCTATTTTTAGTGATGTAGCCATAGAAAAGGGTGGTTCCAGAAGCTCTGATTTTCCAAGTAGAACATACCTAACATCAATTTCACAAGGTGAAACAGATACGAATAATACAACTATAGATGGTACAGAACCATTTGCAGCTCCTGATCCACAGAACTCAATACAAGAAAGAGCTTCTACAATGAATCAGTTAGAGAAGGGTCTTTTACTAAATATAGTTACACATGGTAATACATCTGTTAATGCTGGAGATGTTGTGATCTTGGATATACCCCACGTTTCTGGTTTTAAAATTCCTGAGAATCCTAAAAATGACAGGTTCTACAGTGGAGCTTTTCTTATAAAAAGAATTAAACATGAATTTAATTTCACTGATAAAAAACACAAATCATTCATTACATTAGTAAAAGACTCTCTGGCCAAAGAGCTAGATGGCCCAAAAGATTTGTATGAACCAAAACCAAAAAAAGTAGCTTCAGTTTACAAAGACAAAGAAACTTTTTATCCACA